TCTGAAAACAAATGTATTATCTTTTTCATATTGTTTAATGTTCATGTATAATAGATAATTCCACAACCAACGGCAATGACCACCAAATTGTTTCAATAATTTGGATTGTTTAACAGTGGGATATAATCTTAATCTATATGCACAATGTGACATAATTATATTTATACCTGATCAACCCAAAAGCCGAACAGTCCGTTCTTTTTTACGTTTCCGGATTTTGATATAGCAACTTTCAGCATTCGCATCCGCATTCACGAAATGATCAGTGTTCTTGATGGCAGAACGGGAAATCTCAATACGAGTATCCTTGTTTTCTGCATCAAGTAGTTCTTTGATATTGGAAAGAACCGCATCAATCATTTCAGGGCTTCCCGTGATTCTGATCTGATGTGTGCCATATGTGGAACCTTTGGTGCCAGCAGGTACAGGCTTCATATGATCCAACACATTTTGATCAGGCTTCAATGACCGCCAGTGTGTGCAACAGCTTGACTCTTTTTCATAACATTCTCCTTATGAATTTATAATACACGCTTTTAAGAAAAAGTCAAGCAAAATTAATTAGTTACAAAATGTCTGCAATATTACGAAATACAGGTATAAATCATATACATGAAAGATATATCAATGACGGGTTCTGGTTATGAGAGAATAGCCAATGATGCGTATTTCACCATTGAGGAATGGTGTACAGAGGCATTGTTTGAAAGTTTACCAATAGATCAGTTTCAGGGGGAAATATGGGAACCGGCTTGTGGTACGGGACTGATGGCAGAAGTCATCAAACGGTACAATCCGGATGTTACAAGTTCGGACATCTATGATTGGGGTTATGGTGATGTTGTGGATTTCATGGTGACTAAACCACGAGGAGATCATATAGTCACCAATCCGCCTTATGAAAGAGCGATTTCAGAACCATTTGTACGCAAGGCTATCAGTATGATAGGAGACGGGAGTATCAAGTCTGTATCCATGTTGATGCGGAATGAATGGGATTGTGCTGTTGGGCGGCATGATTTATTTCATGACAATCCATATTATGCGAACAAAATTGTTCTTACAAAGCGCCCCAGATGGTTTGAACGACAAAAAGATGATAGTTCACCCCGGCACAACTATTGTTGGTATAACTGGCAACACAATGCGGAATTTGCAAAAATCAGTTACTATCATCCAAAGATGAAGACCTAGTATCCACTATTTCGATCATATCGAATTCTTCGTATCCGGATGGCGGTTCGAGACGGTCCATCATTTGTTTGACAACTTCCCATGACACCTGTTGGTCTTTACGATTGGTAATACGGGATTTCAATTCATCAATGTCCGAGCAAGTGATGAAAACCAATTTTGTTTCATAATGGTTGGGGATTTGTTTCAGTTTGTGATGTCGGGTTTGGCGTTGGATGTTAGTTTGATCCCAAATAATATCCCGGCCATCTGCAATAGCTTGTGCCAATAGCTTGTTCATTTCTTTTTTTGCTTGTTTGTAATATTTTTGAAACGCAATGATATATGTTTCGCCCTGTGACTTGGCCATGTCAATGATGATATCATCCGTTGAATAAACAAAAGGATTATTCATAGTAGAGGCAAGTTTGATTTTATATGTGCTTTTTCCGGAACCGGGAATCCCGCACAACATTATGAATTTTGGCATTTGTATTTCTTCATTTGTTATAATTCCATGAGCAAACAATCCTCATATAGAAGATAATATGATCCAAGTCAATTATTCAAAATGTCCTCAAGGTGAATAATTAACTATTTGATCATTTTCCACAAAAATACACGTATCAAGGTCAATCGTTGCATTTTTAATAGCTATTGATGTAGTAAAGAAACTATTGCCAGAAAGCAAATTATTACCACCAAGGAAGGTTGTCGTGGATGGTCTATTTTTGACATCAGCAAAAATAGATGAAACCACAGGATAATCGCATTCGTCTTTCAATATGAAAATTTGTTTATTCGTGTGTTTATTGGTGCTTCTATATTCAAGGAACCAATATTGACCAGATATTATTTTGAATTTTTTCCATAATTCATACATTTCATCGGTAAATGTGGTCAAATGGCAATCTGATAATGCTTTATCTTCTGGAATATGATACACGCAGGGATCAATAGTTGCTGATAATAGATATTCGTCCAAAGATGGGAACAAGGTTTCTGGAAACGTGGTGTTTTCTATCCAATTCAACATCATCCGTGCATCGTCGTATGACTCAAATGAGATCACAGTGTTGAATTGATCGTAAGTAGTGAATTCCATGTTATTTTCTTCGATAAAGTATTTGACTTCATAAATCAAAGATATTGGAATTTTGCCTTTGCACAATTCATTTAGGTCAATACTGTGTGATGTTTTGATCATGTTGCATACCCTTTTGAAAAGACTTTTACATAGGACGAAACATTATTGGCCATTCTGACCAAATTGTGTTGACCACAAAAACTTAAAAAACTTACACCAACACTTTTCTTTCGTGGAACAGCAATTGCTTCTTCGATAACGGTATCAATCAATTCTATTATTTCTACTGGTTGGGCCGTAAGGTCAACTAACAGTGTATTGCGATTATATAAATCACGTACTGTTACATCTTTGACCAACTTGACGCCATCTTCTTCAATTGTTTTATGATATCTGACAGGCTCCATTATCTCATTCCACATTTCCCCATTTGGATTCTCAAATGCTTCTCTTAATTTAGTTGTTCTAAGTCTTGGAACATGTGCAGCAGGAATATTGTCAGAGACATCGCCTTTCATGATTTTGAGAAATAACTCCCATTTTGGTTCAACTGCCACTGGAACATCCGTAACTTTTTGTTTTTCAACGATTAATTTTTGTTTCCATATTTCATTATACATATGGACTTTAGGATATTTGGCATCCTGACCACCATCTTGAAAGAAAACACCATCAATAGTTGTTAACACGCCTGATATTCCATTATAGATTTCGACATTAGGGGCTATCAGTTGTTTGAAATCACTATCTGATGAGATAATAATGTGATCATCGTTTGGGTGCAAGGCGATCCATCGTGCTATAAAATCATCTGCTTCTATCAATTCATGCCGAAGCACGGTTGCATTGGTGCTATTGCGTAGAAACAGCTCCAGATCATCACATATTCTGTTGATTGATTCTCGTATTCTTTGCTCTGAACGGGTTACTTTTTCGGTACGATGTGCTTTATAGTCTTCGAATATCACTTTGCGCCAAGAATATGTATCAAAACACATTACTGCATGTTCGGCGTTAAGTTTATTGAATACTTTGCTCATGGACAAAAATATGGTTTGAAGAGACATCGAAATCATGAGTTCCGTATCGGTAGACTTTCCTTGAACCCGTCTAGCCCGGTGGATCAAATTAGCAACATCTATCAAACAGAATTTCATTTGTTTTCTCCTCTTAGGTGAATATAATTATTTTCAACATCATCATTATCATAATCTCCATCGTCATCATATTCTTCATTATAAAGCATAGAACTGTTTTCAACCATAACTCGTTGAATATAATGCCGGACGGCATCATCTGGATCGAGGTCATCGTATCCTGCTTGTCTAATGCGGTTGAGCATAGGATTATTATAATCATATATGACTGCAAGTGTTTCAGTATCAAATTGATATTGAAAATCGACAAAGATGAATGGGCGACCTGTGATGTCACAAAAAATCTTTCGATCCGTTTATTCATTGGTAATTTAACATTGTCTGTCATATTACATTCTCTTTACTATTGTTTTAATTGGAAATCTTACATGGTAAGATATCAAGTAAGATGTATACTTGATATCCATGAATTTACTACTTAATAAGATTTTACGATTACTACGATTTGATAAAAGACGGAAAGCCTTTTCTAACATTTCTACATCAAATTTCAAATCAGTTGGCACATCCGATGATTCAATATTGTTTGCAACGATGACATCTATTGAATTATTGGTATAAGGAAAACCAAATATCAAATTCGATTTATCATCCACATTAACATGCATTAATGATTCTTCTGCGGGTGACATCATACGTTGAAGTGCCGCTGCTTGTTTGAAATCATCCACTGTGTGTTCTTCGATATTTAGTTTTATACTGATAGGAAGATCATTGATCACTGGTGGAAATTTGGTATTTCTTGCTTTTTCTTGTACTGCTCTTGGATCAACGGCGCTATATTTGATATTCATGCGCGGGCTTTTAAACAGTATGTGTTTATATATGTCAGAACCAAGCTGAGACGTTCCTGCCACCAGTTCCATCTTACCAGTATCACCACTCATTTGTTCTTGATCAAGGATTTTCTTCAAGAATGGCAAATTGCCCATGCACAGCATTGTATCAAATTCTGAATAACTTCCTGCGTTTGCAGTAATAAGCATTCTACGTTCTGTATTGATGCCTGTTGCAATAGTATGACCATCCTCGTTATTTTTGATGATGACAAATTCCAGATTTTTATACTGTGTCATGTCCGACAGTATCGATTTCAAAACATTTTTCACTCAATCGCTCCAATAATTGCGTTCATGTCATATCATAGGACATATTGCATCAGCATTGCAGTGCGCATGGATGCAATCGGGTAATTAACTAAGGAGCCCCTTATGAGCAATGACGTACACTCACTCGATTTTGAAGCCCTTGATCCTGATGATCTCAAGAAAATCATAAATGGTGTTGCCATAGTGGCATCATATATCATTCAGAAGAAGGACTTTGATGAATCTATCAAAGACACGCTAGAAAGCCTTTGTATTGAAGTCAAGGCTGAAAAGAAGGCTGGCAGCGAATTAAAAAAATATGTTCGCAAGGCTGCATCTGTATGGGCCAGAAACAAGGTCGATGACATCAGATATGAAAATGAAATTGTTGAAATGCTTCTGGACAGTGTGAATAAACATTCAGTCGAAGAAGACGAATAATAGAAAGAACCTAGAGTATGAGTATACAAGATAATATTTCACCACGACAACGTGCCATTGAGGCCTTTTACAAATATGGATCATGTAGAGCGGCTGCCCGTGCTTTAGGTATGAGCAAGTCAACAATTGCAGAACATGTGAAAAATGCAGGTATTGATGCAACGACGGAGAGGAGGAATTCCAATGTAGACGATAATGACAAACCCCTTGTCGCAGGAAGTATTTCTTTTGAAATGCCGGAAATACGTCCTATTCCTCCCAAAGGTAAGGTCAATCGTTATATTCTGAGTTCTGCACAAAACAACACAACAGTTCACCATCAATTTGTAGCAAACCTGAAAGCGTATGCAAATGAAATTGATGCAGAACTACTGATTGGCCGATACCAATATAATATTCAGGCATATAGAAAATGGAATGGTTCGGAAAAACCGGATGCAACAGATAATAATGCAACAGACGACCATAGATGGTTTGATCCTAATATACGTGAGCAGTTCGCTGATCATTCCATAGAACTTGCTCCGGGATTGGTATGGTGTGGTGAAATGCACATTACCCCTACAGCCAAAAATCCATTATCTGGTTTTCAAGATTACAGAGGTTGTAACTCTCTTATCTTCCCATCAACCAAAATAGCCATGTCTTCGGTACCAACATCAAAATACGCCGAAGCCAAGCTAATGTATACCACGGGTACAGTCACCCAAAGAAACTACACCAAGACAAAAACAGGATATAGTGGAAGTTGGCACCACGTATATGGTGCATTGATTGTCGAAGTGGATAGTGATGGTGATTGGTTTGTTCGTCAATTGTCAGCAGTTGATAAAGATGGTTCGTTCCAAGACCTTAATACCATTGTACAAAATGGTAAAGTCTATAAGGATGATGCTGATGTTGATATTCTTACACCCGGTGACATACATGTTGACGAATTACCAACAAAGTACAGGGAAGCTTTAAACAACATTATTGATGAACTGGTTCCAAACGAACTTCATCTTCATGATTGTCTGGATTTTAGTT